TAAGCCCATGTTCCCGTTATCAGCTCTCATATTTTGTTCAATATATTCTTCAGCATCCTTAAGTGGTTTTGTTTCCATCGCTATCATATCCTTCCACTTTGAATCTATCTGGTTCTTTCTGCCATTCGCCTTTAAACTTATTAGCTATTTGAGCTTCAGCACTAACCTCTTCATCTATGGTAGAACGTTCTTTAGCAATATCATCCTGGTCAGCCATTCCCCATAATAAAGTTAGATAGACAATTATATCAACGATTCGACCTCTAACATCTTCCCGTTGACTTTTATGACCTCTTACATACGATTGAATGCCGTCAATGTGTTTGAACATATATGTCATAAGTATAGTTTCACGACTTAAATCTTGCAATTTTGCTATTCTTTCGAAATTTGCAAAGCAATTGTCTTCGTCGTGAGCATATTCTTTCTGACCAGCTAATCGTATCTTTCGAACTTCATTAAATATATCTTCTAGAAGTTCATTGTGTTCTGCTAGTCGCATTTAGGATTCCTCCATGTTAACTCTCTGTATACCCAATCATGTATCCACCAACATCTACCGTTATCAGATGCAATCATAGCTGCTTTTTTAGCTCTAGTGATTACATCTAATCCTCGGTATTCTGGTAAATAATATGCTTTGGGCCCAGAGTCTTTCTTGTTTTTTGCCCGCAATTGTGCTTCAGGCAAGTTACTTAGGTTTACCAACTTAGTCATGATTACTCCCGATTTTTTAAGACAACATTAATAGCTTCTTCTAAACCAATTTCTTGCCTTAATTGAAAAAGCATTTTTATCTCGTCCCATTCCATCACTAGAACGGCGTGTCAGACTCCGAGTCATCAAGGTCTAAGTTTTCCTGTTTTAACTGATCATCATGTGCTGATACTGCAAAGAATAATGATTTATTATCACCTTTTTCGTTTAACCAGCCAGCTAGACCTATTTTTGCACCCTTAGGTATTGCATGGTCTAATGTAATGTCCCCTCTAAAGTGAGGTTGTCTGTTTTCTTCTGTTGCGTCTTTGTTTACAAACATAGTCGCTTTTCCTAGCTTTGTATAAGGCATGTGCCCTCCTTTTATTCTATGAAACCTGATGCTTCTTTAAACTTATCAGCATCAAATCTCGGGTTGTCTTTCTTCAGATGCTCTATCAGCGACTCCATTATCGCTTTTGTTGCTTTCTGATGTAATACGCTGTGGCTTTTCATTACTGCTGCCATCAGTTCGTAATCTTTTCTTGTCATTGCCGACTCCTTTAATTTCCTCCAACGGAGGTATACTTACATCTCAGCCGTCTGTGTATCCACAATATGGACATCCAAAATTGCATGCTGCAGCTGAAATAAATCTTTGACAAGCCATGCACTTTGTCATTTTGTAACCCATCCGTTGATTCTCCTTTTTAATTATATAAGCGTAGGACTTTAGAGTTTTTTGTTTTTCCAGGCTTTATTATCCCCTGTTTCGAGGTGCAACTTCCAGCCACCTAAATAGCCAACCTGACTTTTAATTTCACTTGTCAGTCCTTTTCCGACGAGAAATGCTTCGCTTGTCTTTCGCTTAGCACATCCGTTTGAGAACGCAACCCTTTGTGTTGCCTCGTGTTCTCTATTGCCTACGCTTATAATGTTTAAAGACCTATTTCTTTAAGTCTTTTATCTAGTTTCACTCTAATATCATCAGGTAATTCATCAAAGTTTTCCATTAAGAAATTGAATGCGCTATAGTATTTTAGTGCTCTCGCTGCTTGTACCTGCAGCTCTATTTGCAATTGTTCTATTTGCCACATCAGTTTCTCTTTCGACATCTTTGATAATTCTTTCCTGGTGCTTCTGTTTTTTGACATATGATTCTCCTCTTGTCTCAGGATAATGTTGTTGACATTTCCTACGAGATCTTGATATGTTAAAAGCGGATGAAATTGTTCCGTCTTTCCAACATTGCATCAACTCTCTTGCAGACATCTTATTTACGTCCTTTGAAGGTTTAGAATTTTTTAATTGCCAAGCCCATATTCCGTAAATCAAATCAACGTCATTATCAGCTAGTTCAGGTTTTGCTATTATGAAACCTTTTACTATGTTTACCATATTAACTCTCACCAAAAGTATCCCCCTTTGCTAGTTTTCTTAAAATATAATTTCTCATATTTTCTGGTTTTTTCTTTAGAAAATTTAACAGAGAAATATATTCCTTATCTGTAAGGTGTCCCTTTCGTGTATTGCATCTTTTGCAAATTATGGTAAGGTTCTTAGGAGTTGAATCACCACCCAAAGAAAGAGGATACATATGGTCACATACAATGTTAGATACCAACAATACATCAGGGCAGTAACGACATTTTTTCCCATAGTATCGAAGAAATAGTTCTCTAATTTGTTCCAGCGTGATGTCAAATAAGACTTCATATTCCTTACTCCTTTTCTTTAATGATGATTTTAACGTAGAAGTTTTTTTCATAAGACGGTGAAAGACTCGTTTGGCGAAATGCCCGTGGTGCTTTTCCAGCACCTTAGTGAATCGGTCTTCCCACTTTCTTATGTTTCCTCTTCGCTTTATATTCTTTTTATAAACCACATCTCGCCCCTCCTATATTATGGCGAAAGTAAAGAAGGTATGTACCTTTCCTAATTTAATAGTCAAAGTTATAGAGCGTTCATCTGCCTGGTCAACTACAGTGTATCCAAATCCTAAAAATTTGAAAAACGTAATTAAACCACCTCCTTTGTTATATGAGATACTAATCATTAAGACCTCCTTACACGCTTGACTTTTTCAATCTTGAATCCTGAGATTCCCATGCCGTCTTCTGCAGCTTCAATAGCTGCTTTACGTGCTGCTGTCTTATTTATCTCTACTTTATAACGTTTATAATTATCTGCTATAGCATCTTCATCTGTTATTTCAATAGGGCCCCAGGTTTCATACAACTTATATCTTGTTGTATCTGTCCTGAATACACCGTCATTACCTACTGTTTCTATAATCATAGGTATTAACTCTTTATTGAAATAGTCTTCTGTTCTTTGAATAGATTTTTTACGATTTCTTAAACGCTTTACCTCATCCATATATGAAGCAATTTCTGCATCTATTAAATCTTTAGTTCTATTCATTTCGACTATCATATGGTCAATGCCACTTGTTTTATTAGCGATTTGATTTTTTACTTCTGATATAGCATCATCAATTTGAGCTAAAGGGCCAGGATTATCTGGTTCCATAAGCTCTTGAGTATCTCTATCAATTTGCAAATCAATCAAAGTACCTATTAGATCTCTTGTTGTTAGTTTAGACATTAGTCCTCCGTAATCTAAAAGATGGAGTCCATTCAACTTCAGTTTCAAATAGCTCTCCATCTGTATTTTTAAATAACTTTATATCCTTATTAGGTGAGTTCGCTTGACCATTTAATCCTACTACTTTACGTGAAGCATTTTCTATAGCGCCTGAACCTTTACCTGCATAAAGGTCTAATACTTCGTTTCTACTATAATCCCTGCTTACTTGAGATATTTGTATTATAATTACGTCATTATTAACTGCCATGCTTGATAAACCGTGGGAAATATATTTAATCTGTTCATATTCTCCTCGAACCGATGGAGGAGTATCAACTAAATCAATATAATCTACGATTACCATAGACGGTTGCAATTCAGTAATTTTTGTTTGTATTTGCTCAAGTGTGGGTGCTACAGTTTGAACGTTAATATGAGACACTTTATCCTTTACTAAGGAATATATGTTATTGTAATCCGCTGTTACACTCTCTTTGCTCTGATTAGCTGCAATTTGAAGACTTCTTCTATGCATATACCAACCAGACAACTCTAATGATAAATAAAGCGTTGGTATTTGTGCTGCACTATCTATTCTATCATCGAAATGATTATAACCTAGAGCAATATTATGAGCTAAAGTAGTTTTACTACTACCAGTTGGCCCAAATATTGTTACTAAGTCACCTGGATAGAACACACAATCCACATGCTTTAGTCCAAGCATTTTTGAAAAATTATAACAACGTCCAGTAAAGTCTGTTGTTAATCTTGTTTGCAAATCAGCTTGTAGATCATTTGCACTCATTACGTCAACGTTGTAATCTTTTCTTTTATAATATATACATTTAGGGTTACATAAGGATGACATTAATTCATCGTTGCAACCATATTTGTAGCCTTTATTATAAGAATATTCGACCTGATCGATTACTTCTTGCTCACTGAGCTGACCATCGTTCCATTCCAGCATAATTGCTTTAGCTGCTGATGATGGTATCCCGTTTCTTCTGTAATGAGAAATCATACGTAACATTGTTTTGTGCCTTGAACCTTGTTGTGGCCCTTGACTAAACATTGTTTGTACACATGTTGCTATCTTCCGTGGCTCCATTACTTTACCCATTGGTCTGCTTATGGTAGTTTCAGTAACCCTGTATCCTTCTAGTTCACCATCTCCCATAAGTTCTGTATATGGAAAATCGTATCTAGGAGTCTTTGCAAGGTCATGAATCTTTTGCCATGTGCTGCTCATTATTTCTGCGTAAGTTAGAGGCACTTTGTATAGCCCTGTTTTTTTATTAATAGTATGTGCAACCCTATACAATCCTGTTCTCATATAAACCATGCTATCTATATCTGGAAACAACTTTACCATTGTTTCTTTTACGTGGAAGGGTAGTTCTTCGCATGGTTCAAAATTAAAAACAGAATTAGGTAGTACTATGTGGTAACCAGAGCCTGAGAAAAATACACGGAAATTATGTTCTTGAAGGTCAAGTTCATCAGTCATTTGAAAAACTAATGCTTGGCACTTCCTCAATGTATATTCGTCTGTATTTTGCTCTCTGTCAACATCAATTAAAACGTTGTCAATAGCCCTGGTACCATAATAGTTTCTTAAACTGTTATTATTTGCATCAGCAAAATCAACAGCACTACTATCATATAGATACATTGAACGATATAATGGTATACCGTTCATATGAGTCAATAAGTCTTGCTTTGGTATGAGAACCCCCCGTTTCCGAGGGGTCTCTTTAGCAATTTCTATATAACTATAGGGATGCAATATCTATTCCACCTGCTGCAGGTTGCGCCATCTCAACTTTATTAGCTGAGTTTCCCATATCAGCTGGAGCCTCTTTCAAGAATCCTTTAGATTTTAGGAAATTAATATAGCCCTGAAGTTCTTCTTCAGATTTAGCTGTAACAGGAAGCACTTTATTGTGTACTCTAGTATATGCTTGGCCATTCTTAGCTAACTCTTTAAATACATAAATAGTTAGTTTTTGACCTACATATTTTTGAAGATGAGAAACAATATCAGTTATTGGTTCTTCAGTCTCTGTAACCCATGCACCTTCGTGATTAGGGCCACCCATTTCACCGATTGCATCGAAGAAATAAGTTACTTTTTTAAGTAAAGAGCAATCCTTGATCATTCCATTAGGTTCTGTATCATATGAACCTGCAATTTTCATGATTCTAGGGTACTCTGAGCCTTCTACATTAAATTCAACTACCAGATATACATCTGCCCAGTCGTATTTAGAAGATTCATCGGTAATGCCTGATATAGTACCTGTTTTGATACCTAACCAATCTCCGCCACCGCTCTTTATTGTTGACCTCATTATTGCCATTATTTGTCCTCCTTATAGGATTTGATTTCGTTAATTACTGCCTTGTAGTCAAAAGGCAATAGTTTCTGTGCTAATGGTTTTAAACGTGACCCAACCATTCTTTCATCGTACCCTTCAAATGATATTTCATAATCTTGAGTAGATTTATTTACTGTTGCATAGCCGATCACGTCAGCTTTAGCGCATAGCACTCTACCTAAACCACTTGGTAAAGATGGAGCCAATTGAGCTTTATCATCAGTCATAGCTGTTTGCTTAGCATGTGATATAAGAATAAGATTACCGCCTACTTTTTTCATAAAGTCTTGCAACTTTTTAACTATATCTGCGTTCTTTTTCTTAGCTGCAGCCCAATCTGCACCCCAGGAACCGTCTCCCATATTATCTATACCTAAGTCATTCTTAACTACGTCTTCAATCCAACCATTGACTTGGTCGATTGTATCGATAACTACAGTATCATATGGATATTCGTCCCAATTTTTCATTAAATCAGACAGTATTTCAGCCAAAGAATAAACATGACATTGTTTACCTTTATTTTCTCCACTTCTATAATAAAATCCTCTTTCATTAGTGGGGACTATTTCAATTACTTCAGCTCCATTCTTTGTTTCTGGAATGCCGTCTTTCATTTTTGTTCTTACTGGGGGGTTTAGAGAAGCACATGTTACTACATTAGCTTTATCTACAAAGTCAGCACCTAAATCAGTGTCTATAACTAAAACACCTTCAGATCCTTTTTCTGACCATGAGCTTGCTTGTGTAGTCTTTCCTGTTTTTGGTTGTCCGATAAAGAACCAAGTTATACCACCTGGTAAATCGTCTTTCCAATCCGTACTTATTGTATTTACTTTTAGCATATTGCTCCTATTTTAGAGACAACTACCCCGAGTTTATCAGGGTAGTGTGTCTGGGTTAATGCTTGTTATCCCTAGGGGGACGCCACCGCACAGGGATCATACGACCTGAACCTTTTGTTATCAGGAACGTGGGGTGGAGGCGTCACTTGCCCAATTAACAAGCAATTTCTAATTTCTGAGGTTTAACGAGATGTTCTCGACGTAAACTCACAGGGCCTAACGACCCCCAAATGTACGCATAATACAACCTATTTTGCAACACATTAAATGCTTGTGCAAGGCCATATGATGCTGCTAAACTACCACAAAATATTGTGTGCTTTGCAGTACAAGGGTCGTCTTTAATAGAGGAGGAGGGGACATAGGAATCCATGAAATAATCGTGCTCTCGGGTAACGGTTATTATCTCATATCCTAATGCCCCCATTCTCATATCTATTAAGAACTCTCTGTTTGGATTTTGAACCCATTGTTCATATACTTCTAACCTACATTCCATATTATCAGGTGTTAGAAATACTTTATTGTCTAATGGATTACCTTTTTCCCAAAACATGTTTCTTTCAACCACATTAACTTTACTGTTTAGTGATTTAAGTACTTTAAACGCTGCTTTAACCTTTGGTTCGTTAAGAAATATCTCGGGCCAAGATGTTGTGGATAAATTATGTTCCTCTAACATATCTGCATCCCATACAGTTATTTGCTTAAAACCCATTATTGCAGCGTTTTGCAGTAATGCAGAGCCAATACCACCAGCTCCTATTACTGTTATCTCATTTAACCTTGTTTGGTCTATGAGGTCTTTATTTCTAAGATAGCGGTCTGCCATATTCATCTACTCCTAGTTTTTTTAGTTGTGCAATCATCTCTTTTTTCTTGATTTTGCCTTTATCATATTTAAGGAGAATTTCATCATATGCTTCAAATATCTCCCAGCTATATGCATCAAAGCTATCATCTTTTATACCACCATTGTAAGACAACCAATCTATGTGAGCTTCATACCTATCTTGCTTGGTTTCTTGCTCTTGTGTTGTTGGTTTTTTTTTAGCATTATTAGCAAACAACGTTCCTTGACCAGCATTATTATAATATCCATATCCATTTCTTTTATATAATGTCACAGGTTCAGGTTTCTTGTTTTTCTTAATAATGGTAGCTTGCTTTTTCCATTCTTTATCGAATGTTGTGTTATTTTCAACTTCTATATCATCAATAACCAAAATATGTATTTGACCAAATTGGTCTGGCCATGATACACCAAAGTATAACTCTTTACCTGGTTTTGATGATACAACTAATGAATAATAGAACTGATCGTTTGCGCCATCTTCTAGCTGCTGTTCATCGGTTCCAGAAAAGAATGCTCCCATAGTATGGTGAGAATGAATGTTACCTTGTACCCATTCTTTACCTATTTGTGGAAATTCTTTTCTTAAGTCCTTATATATTTTTATAAGTTCTTCTCCGTCCCAATCAGTACTAGAAGCTGTTCCTAAATCTAATGGATGAAAGTATTCTAGCTTTATTTCCTCTGGAAAACCATTTTCATCTTTAGTGTGAGAATACCATGCTGGGCCACTCCATTCAAGATTCTTAAAGGTTTTCAGAAAATAGCGTACCTTGTCCATTAGGGTCTGGGATATGACTAACTTCGGGCTTGTTGAGCTCATTTATAAACCTCCTTCGGTCTTTATCTAGTTGTTGTAATGCAGCATTAAATGCATACTTTTTAATTGTAGCATACCTTCTTTCTAATGCTGGGACATCTACCTCACCTTTAATTTTCTTAAGGTAAGTACTGGCAAGCGCTTTTTGAGGTGCATGTTTTCTTAATAATATCATAAAATTGCTAAAATGATGTCCAGCATATTTAAGATTTTCTAAGAAATTTCGTATAGCTCTTGATGATCCTCTGCTGTTGCTATACCTATCTGTCTCATAAGCACGTGTTTCTTGCCATAACTTGTTAAGCTCTTCAGCATGTTCTGTTGGTAAAGCTATATTATATCTACTATTTACTCTAAAATTTCTGTAACTTCTATATTCAGAGCACTTAGTTGCTATAGTTTCTAAAGCTTTGAGCTTTTCAGCTGACATGTCACCTTCATAATCCATTCTTAGTTTAGTTAAAAACACTAATACAAATTCAAACGCATAAAACAATGGCATCTCTCCTAAAATATGCGCTAAATAAACATAGCCTAGTATTTTATTTGTGTGTCCACTGTTAAAATTATATATTCCATCTGAATACATATTAGCACTAAAGCCTGGATACTGTCTTTTTGAGAAATATTCTCTTAATAATGTACGTTTTTGACCTGTTATTTCAATTTCATTCCAAGCTGAAATGTTTTTTGGCCAATTCCATCTCATAGGGTCTTTTGCTACGCCTCTATAATCAAAATAACTTCCATCTTCTTCATGTTTTTGTCTATCATCATTGAATATTTCACCTATTTCTTCCATACTATGTAATTGGCAGCATAGATTTGCTTTCTTATACACAGTACCTCTTTGATATGTAGAACGACCATTGTAAGCTTGTAAGTATGATTTCATAATTGAAAAGAATTGAACAAAGTTTAAAGATGTGAATGCTGTAGCTAAATCCCCCTGAAAATTACCTAAACACGGTACTCCATTACTTAAATGGGGATGTTGAGCGTTATATCTCTCTTCTTGTCCTTCTCCTGTTTCAATAAAAGAATAAAAGTTGTATCTAGGCGCTCTATTGGATATTATTACATCTAGCCAATAGTCTCCCATATGAAGGTGAGGCCTATATTTAACTATTACATCTTTAAAGCATACTAAAGTGTGTGTTTCTTCTACTTTTTGTTCTTCGTCTTGTCCTGTTTCTTCGTTTCTGACAATTTTAGGAACGCTTATTTGACACTCTTTTGTCTTATACTTTTTTGAAATAAACTTAGCTTGGTCTTCTAAGGGCATATCTGGTGTTGCATCAGGCAATTGTTCTCGCCATGATTGT